AATCTTGTATTTATCCTACCATGACTAACGAATAATGTCAATCTCTTTGTCGCCTGTCCATACTTCTATTTCTGTCCTCAATCGGTTTTCTGTCTGAAGTGTTGTAAATCTACTACAAGCCTTCTTTTTCCACCACTCTACAATGTTTTCCAGATGGTGTTTATCATAGTTCTCCTTGTCTGGTACAAGTTTATCTGTCTTTCCAAGAACCACATCTTTAAAGTTGGAGAAACCATAATTTGAATAATAGTATCGTTTTCTTTCAGTCAAACCTTTGGCCTTCTCAATAGTGGCCATAAATGCATCGTAATCATTTTTGTGGCTTTTTAATGCCGCTTTGGTCATAGCAATAATTGTGTTACTAATCTTTAACTTGCGGCTAGAGGCATCAGCGGGAACAAACTCACCTACAATACCTTCAACATAGTTCTTCAAATCATCATATGGTTTGCCATGCATCATTGGTAGAAAATCAGATTCAGTTACACCACCAAATCGTAGATAAGGTTTCATGCCATCATATTGAGATACGGACTTTGTGGTGCCATACAAACTGGTGGTTTCAAACAAGCAAGTATTCATATCATACTTTTTGTTCAACATTTCACGGACTTCATGTGAACAACATATACCTGCAAGTAACTTTCCACCAAGATAATTGAAACCGAAAGGTTGTGCTGGCACGATTACGAAACCCATACCTGCAGCACGATTGAAAGCCTTTGTTGTTTCTAATTCATTGGTCATTACACACTCAAGCAATTCGTTTCTTGGCTTCATCATAATCGTTGGTGAACCAATACGAATAAAACCAACCCACTTCTTTGTATTCTTTTCCATTACTGCAAGGCGTAGATTACGACCAGGGCTATTCAAATTGTTATGTGAAGAAATAATATCCAAATACAATTGCCATCTAGCCGATTCTAATTCAACAACTTCAAATTCCATGTCTTGTGGGTTTATTGTGAAGTCATCAAACAAATCAGTTTCGGGCCCGCAACCTGGCAAAGCAAATGGTAATTCTGCAAGAGAATTAAGTTTCTGCTCTCGCATATATTCATCTATTCGGTTGAAATCGCCAAAATAATTTTCAAAAACCTTGGCACAATGCAAGGCCTGTTCATAATTTAAACTCATACTTTTAAAGCACCAAAATCTCGGTTAAATTTGCTTTCTCGGACACCAAATGTATTGATTGGGCCAGTATCTTCATCTTGGCCTGAATCTGTTATACCAACTTGTGCAGAATCTTCAACATCATACAGTCGCATCTTTGACCTGTCAACGCCAACCACAAATCGTTTGAAAGCATTTGGGTCAGAATACCGATTCTTCAATTGTTTAACCAGTATTTGATTCAGGCTTTCTAATTCTTCGTTTGTAATCAAAGCAAACATAAAATCGGCCGTTGCAGGCAGACCAAACGATTCACTTGTATCTTCCAAACCAGGGTCAGAATTTGTAAAGCCGCTTCGTGTTGTTTGTGTTGCAGAAACAATTGGCAGGTTATTTTCAACAGCCAGACCACGGAGTTCTTCTGCAATTGATTTGATATATGTGTAACTGTTTACATTGCCACCAGGTTTGATACGAGCAGATGCACAGATGTTTAGATAATCAATAAAGATAATATCTGGTTTAAAACTCTTCTTCAGAGCCAATTCATTCAACAAAGCACGAAAATGAAGTGCAGAAGCCGATGCAGTTGGATATTCTTTGATGATTAGCTTGCCATGTGTTTTAACTTTAAGTGATTCAAACTTGCGCTCATAATCATTCTTGCTCATTGTGTGTAGTTCATTGAAATCTACATTCAACAAGTTTGCATCAATACGCTCTGCAATCTTTTCTTCGGCCATTTCAAGTGTGATATACAACACATTATGACCTTGAGATAAACAAGAACCAGCCATATGACACATGAACAATGATTTACCAACACCAGTGCCTGCAAGAGCAATATTCAAAGTTTTAACTGGTAGACCGCCTTTTGTAATCTTGTTGAAAATATCCAAATCAAAACGAACACGGCTTTCTACACGGTGATAGAAGTCATATCGGTCATCAAAGTCCTGCATATAATCGTGACCAACATTACTGTCAAACGAAACGCCAAGAGCATCACTCAATAACTTTGGTATTTCACCTTTGCTTCTTTTTGTTTGTTTGTCATCTAGGATATGAACAGATTCCATGATGGCATTGTAAATGGCTTTGTCTTGGCAAAACTTTTCGGTTTGCTCAGTAATCCAAGCCAGTTCTACGGTTTCATCTTTAGATTCTTTGATATCATTGAGAAGTTCAATCGCTGACTTCACTTGTGGTTCGGTCAGCGATTTACTTTCAGTAAGATTGATTACAAGAGCTTCGTGTGTTGGAAGATTCTTATACTTGTTGGTGAAATCAAAAACTTCTTTGAAAACAATTCGCTCTGCATCATCGGAGAAATAATCAGAACGAATGAAAGGAATTACTTTGCGTGTAAATGCCTCATTGTATATTAAATTCTTCAGAATTATTTGTTCTAATCTGTTCATCTGCCTTCGCTTTATTCAATACTATTTGTTGTAAGATTTCACCCATAATTGTAACAAATCCTTCGTCATTTTGCAAGAGGTCTATGTCGTGTTTACCAGGATGAACGATTGTAAAACCAAATTGTAACCGAGCAAAACCATCTTCCTCAACCACTCTGGCTTTGTGGTAGTGATATACGACACCCTCATAATTACCATCTATGATTTGAATGCCTGTAATATCACTATCTTTAAACTCAATAAAGGCAAAATCTTTACCTTCTTTAAGCACTTTCGGTTTCCTCCACCACAGCATCCTCTCCAAGAATACTTCCAAAAGCGATTGAATACCGTTGCTTAATATATTCATTAAACTTCTTATCATTCAAAATGTCCTTCCAAAACTCTTTCGTGTGTGTATCGGACTCACGCAACTTAGCACCAAGTTCTCCAGTTTTTTGGTCAACTTTAGCATACCAACCTGCAGCAGGCTTCTGAACAAAGTTACCTTCTAGTGCAATATCTAAAAGACCAGAATATTTCTGAATACCACCATCAAATGAAACGGTGATAGGAATTTTAGATTTCTCTTTTACATAACGGGACTTTTCTACATTGATAATGAAGTTATAGCCCGTAACTTCGCCAGCATTTTTATCTTGTTGACGACCAAGAATCCAAATCGTATCAGCAGAATAATAAGAACCTGTACCACCGCCAACGATATCTTTTGGAAACATACCAATTTCTTTGTATGTGTGATTGACAACAACAAGCGGCACATCTTTGATTGTAAGATGTGGTGTAATCATGCGAAACAATGATTTGATTTGTTTTGCACGGGTCATATCTGCAACAGATTTACCTTCTAGCGAATCTTCAACTTCTTTGCGTGAGGCCAGATTACCAATAGAATCAATGACAACAATCACTTTGTCATTTTTATCCAGGCCTTGTAGTTGATTCATAATGTCATGTTTCAATTCTTCAACATCAGTAATCGGCGTATGAAGAACACGGTCCATATCAATATTAAATGTTTCAAAGTATTTTTGTGGAGTGCCAAACTCTGAATCATAAAACAGAACAACAGCATCTTTATATTTTTTCAAATAAGCTGAAGCAAGTAAAAGTGCAAATGCTGTTTTGAAATGCTTAGATGGGCCTGCCAGCATTGTAAGACCTGGTGTCAGGCCGCCATCTAGTGAACCCGAAAGTGCCACATTGACCATTGGCACATCGGTTGTAATCATGTCTTTCTCATTGAAAAACTTTGATTTAGCAAGAATAGACGAATCTTTAATTGTCGTATTCTTTTTTAATTTATCCAATAAACTCATATTAAAAAGTGCCTCCATCCATATGTTTGATTTTAGATTTGGGTATAACTTCGTTGCTCGTCATATCTAAAAATGGCTTAAATTCTACACCATCTTCGGGCTCATTGTCAAGGCTTTCTTTAATTTCTTCGCCTTTATCGCCTTTATATCTTCGGTATGATTCTTGTGCCGCTATTAAAAGTAAAATAGCAAGTGGGTCAAATACAATAATGATTGTAATAATTACGGTTCTTACAGCTTTATCTATGAATGATGGGTCTTCCTTATCATAGAACATTTCGGCGATATATTTGATAGGACCAATTTCTGCCGCTAATTTGTTTTCTTCGGCCATCAGAGGCAACTTCTCTTGTGCTAACTTCTTCAACTCTGCTTGCGTAGCACGAATGTCACGGTCAACTCTTGGATTAATTTTCTCAGGGTCAGATGCTTGCTTGAGTAAATATTCCAATCGGTCACGAGCAATCTTTTCTTGTGTTTCAATTGTTCGTAACTGAACCGTATTGGCACCAAGAGTTACATTTGATTCTAGGTGTGCCTTTGAAAGGTAACCAAAAATACCCATTGATGTAATAATCATTAACAAAACAACCGCAGTAGAGAAATAATACTTCATTACTTTTGCGGTTGTGTGCCAATTATTATACACCCACGAAACTGTAACAAGCTTAGCAACTTCTAATACTGCGCCCATAAGAATAATAGGCCAGAATGAACCTGGAAATATTTGTGCTAAACCAATTACAGAATAAAATGCAGCAATAGCCGATAGTGCTAGTGCTGTTGCTAAAGGAAAAATAACTTGTATCATGGATTATCCGGATGATGAGGCACATCTATGACAAATGTAATTCGCATCACATCACCTAAGTTTTCTGTGCCGTGTTCTAGTTTGTTATTGAACCAAAGAAATGTTCCTGGTTCTACAATTACAGATTCATCACCAACGGTATATCTATAACGGCCTTGTATTGAAAGGTGATATCTGTCTTTCGTAAGGTAATAAGAACCCCAATCTATATGCTTTCCAACTATTTTTCCGGGTGGTAAAGCAAGAAAAGCACAGCGAGCAAAACGGCCAAATGTTTTCCATGCCCAGCGTAATATCTCTGTATGGCGACCACAGGCTGGTGTTGGTATGCAAACTTCTGAATTGCGAACATCTTGGCCCTCTTCTGTAATTGCACCGACCATTAACTGTAATACCTTTGCGCTTACAAGGTTTGTATTTGGGTCTAATATATCAGCATGAGCCATATCAGTTTGAATACCCCAATCATTTGGATGCATTTCTAACTGCTCTTTGATTTTACTTACATCAATGCCAGTTTGTATGATTCGTATATTATCCAAAGAAATCTTCCAATGAGTTTTGTTTCTCTGTTTTCCAACCCATGCAATCTAGCACAACACGAATTGGTTCCAAAAATGCTTTCTCAAACTGCATATCGTAATCAATAAACTCTTGCAAATCTAATTCTTTTGGCAATCGCTGAGGAAAACTAATGACAGTATCTTTAATTGGATTTGGCATTTTCAGATATGCAAACTTTAGCTTCTCGCCTTCTTGTATCTTTGGATATTTGTTTTCTAAACCCATTCTTGTCAAATGAAAGTTATAGAGAATGGCACCTTTGACATGAATTGGTGTGCCTTTCTTATACAATGTTGCTGAATCAGAATACTGTGCAATACCATTACAACCTCTTGGCGATGACACTTCTTCTGGTGGCAGTTTGTTGAAATGGTCACGAAACTCAGCAATAAACTCATGCACATCTTCTTCGGTACCAGTCATCATTAGATTTAGAACCTGTTTCATCTTTTCACGGATGACAGACGGCGTAGATGACTTGACCATTTCTAGGCCCATCACTTTGAGTTTAGGTTCTTTGTATACAACACCTTCGTTGTTATACACATTCAATGCATAGCGCTTCTTAGCAGTCCACAAGCCTTTGTCTGCCAACGCCTCACGCTTCATTTGCATTTTTTGAGAATGTGCGTGAACATAGTCAGCAAGTTCTTGGTAGCTTTCGTCAATAAAAGGTTGTATTTTATCCTCACAGACCTTGTCCATGAAGGTGATAATTGAATTAATATCCGTCTTTTCCTTATACACTTTATCAACAAGTTCACCAAGACGGAGATAAATGCTGTCTGTATCCGAAGCAATAACATAATCTTTTTCTGTTTTCAATAATTTGTTCATAAACAGATTGAGTTTCTTCTCAATCCACCGAATACTTAATTGGCCTGCTTGTGTAACTGCCAGAGCTTGGCGCAAATCATAGAACCGAAAATACTGTGAACCCAAAGCACCGTAAGCGGAGTTTAGTGATACTTTCTTTGCAAGCTGAAGATTATTGTATCGTGCAATTAATTTATCCAACTCATTCTTTTTCTTTGGGTCGGTTTCACTTTGATAATCTTGTTGTGCCTTAATCATCAACTTCTTAAACTTCTTACGGTCCTCATACATTTCTTCCATCATTTTTGGCAGAAAACCTTGCTGCTTTGTTGTGAAGTATTGGCCGTTTGGTGTTAAAGTTACACCGTCTAGTTTGCTTGTATCAACTTTCATATCAAGCATCTTATCAACACTTACACCTTCAGAAATAAGTCGCCGCATTTCAGGGGTGTATTCGTGTGGTTCAATAATTGTTTCTGGTGAAATGTTGTATTGAATTAGCAAATGTGGATATAGCGAGTTCAGGTCAAACGATGCGACCCAATCATGCTTGCCAACCTGTGGTTCTTTGACATATGCGCCTTCAAATGCTGATTCTTTTTCTTTGCGTTCTTTTGGCGGAACAATAATCTTTCGTTCCATCAAATAGCAATTGATTAGTGAATCCCACATACGAGTTTGAGCAAATACATCCTCAAAGTTCGTTTTGGTATCATACGCAAGAGTTACAGCTAGTTCAATTAGCTTTAGTTTATCTTCTAGGTCAACAATTAATTCCACATCTTTGATATTATACTCAATAAACTTTTGATAGTTTAGTTTGTATAATTGATGTAGGTTATCGTATTCAGAATAATCTAATTTGTTTGTGCCAAGTTCTACGGATGCAATATGGTCCAGTTTGTAGGATTCTTGGGACTTACCTGAAGGAGCATACCAGCGGTATAACTCAATATAATCAAGACAAGAAATACCGAGAATCTCATATGTTATTTGTCTTTTACCTTTAATAATTTTTTCACGCTCAACGATACCATTCCAAGGTGACATTTTCTTGGTCAAATCTGGCCCAAGAATCTTTTGCATACGATTGTGTAGGTACGGAATATCAAAGAACTTAATATTCCAACCAGAAATGATATCTGGTGTATTTTCTTCCCAGTCGGTTACAAATCTTTTGAGGAGGGTGTATTCATCTTCGCATTTAATATAGTCAACATTTTCATTGGAATTGACGAAATCACCACAACCGTAAACGCTTAACCTTTTATTTAGTCGTTTCACAGCTACGGCCGTCACCGGTTCGCTGGCCGTTGAAGGGTCTGG